GCAGCAGGCTGAGGACATCCTGTCTTCTGCCAATCAGGTAAGTGTTGGCCGGGGCATGGCATCCTGGACAATGGGAGAAGCGCTGCATGATTTCTTCCGCCGCTATCAGAAAAAGCCTGATTACCTGACATGGTTTTTACCCCAGCTTAATCCGCGGCTAACAATGGAACTTGGTGACTTTTGCTTGCTTGGGGGAAGACCCAGCTCCGGCAAGTCCGCATTTGCATTGGAGGCAGCTGTCTATTGGGCGGTTGTCTGCGGATACCGGGTAGGCTTCTACTCCCATGAAACAAGCCGGGAAAAACTGACCAATCGCATGATCGCGGCCTGCGCTCGCGTTCCGCTGGACGGTGTGAAGCAAAGCACTCTTACGGAAAAGCAAATGCAGGATGTTTGCAGCGTTGCTTCTAAGATCAGTGAGGCGCCGATTGATTTAATCTCCTGCGCAGGCAAATCGGTAGCCGAAATGCAGGCCTTTGCTCTTGCCCGGCGGCATCAGATCGTTGTTGTAGATTACCTGCAAATTGTAACCGGCCCCGGAAAAGATGAGTATTCCCAGGTATCAGCAGTTTCTAAGGGTTTGCATGTTATGTGCCAGAGTTTGGGGATTTTCTGTCTGGCTTTGTGTCAGCTTTCCCGTACTCGAGGTGCAGCACCTTCTCTTGAGGATCTTCGGAGTTCCGGTCAGCTGGAACAGGACGCAGATGCGGTCTTTTTTCTTCATGCGAAAGCCGGAGGGAGCAACGCGCGGGAATTTATCATTGCGAAAAACAAGGAGGGAGAATGCAGAACAACAAAACTGCATTTTGACGGACCGATTCAGCATTTTTCTTACATCGGCAAGGGCGATCATCCTCTGGTGGGCTATGATTACCGCTCGGAGAAAGGATACCGCACACCCAGCGAGGATTTGTCCGGTCAACTTGATTTGTTGCCAACGGATACAGATGTTCCGTTCGAAAAATAAACGAAAGAGAGTGAATTGAATATGGCGATCAAAACCACGGCCATTGTCAATCTAAAAGGCGGTGTAGCCAAGTCAACCACGGTCATTAACATGGCGGCTATCCTTGCAAAAAAGTACGGAAAAAAAGTATGCATCATTGATGCGGATGCTCAGTGCAATGTTACCGAGTTTTTCGGTGCAGATCCTGATAAAGGCAATCTTGCAAGGGTGCTTCGGAACTCCGGCGACGAACCAAATCCTGGCTTGGATGCGGCATTTAACATTCAGACTACCCGATTTGACGGTGTTGATATTCTTGCCGGCGATGATTCTTTGATGGATCTTGATCTTAGCAAGGTGGAACAGCAGAGTGTTAACGCAAATGTCCTTCGGTATCTGGTTGAAGAAGTCAGGGAGAAATATGACTATGCATTCATCGATTGTCCTCCAGCATTCAACGCGGCATCGGCTGCGGCTCTGATCGCTGCCGACGATGTGATCATTCCGATCAAACTGGATGCCTTTAGTCTGCGGGGTATGGTTAACCTAATGCGGCAGATACAGAATATGCGCCGGATTAACCCAAAGCTGAACATATCCGGCGTACTTCCGACGATGTGGTACAAGGACTCGGAAATCGAAGCAGCGGAGGCACAGCTGCGTAAGGCAGGCCTGCATGTATTTCATCATATCCGCCGGTCAGACAAGGTGGACAAGATGACCTTCCGGCAAGAGCCGCTTTTAGTGAGCAGTCCAAAAAGCTCCGCTGGAAAGGATTACCGGAAGTTTGTTGACGAATATGTTGGAGGTAGATGATATGGCTTTTGATCTGGGAGAGGTATTAAAAGGCGTGTCCGAATTGGGCACCGGCCGGGAGCAGATTGAATACATTCGGCTGGATCTGATCGACGGTGACGAAAAGAATTTCTACGCTATTGAGGAGATTGAAGCTCTGGCACGGAATATTGCCACAGTCGGCCTTCTGGATCCGCTACGAGTTAGGGATAACCCAGAAGCTGCGGGTAGATACACAGTCGTTTCCGGCCACCGCCGCCGTCTGGCTCTGAAGCTTTTGGAACAGGATGAACCTGCGAAGTGGGGAAAAGTTGCCTGCATCCATGAAGCGACGGCTATTTCCCCAACCTTGCAGCAGCTGCGTCTGATTTTCGCCAACGCCGATACTCGAAAAATGAAGGATGCGGATATCTCTGAGCAGGCGGCGCAGGTGAAGGAGCTTCTGTACAAGCTGCAGGAAGAGGAAGGCTATGAGTTCCCAGGCCGGATGCGGGATCACGTGGCTGAGATTGTAAAGATCAGCAAATCCAAACTGGCCCGCCTGGAAGTCATACGCAAAGACCTAGCTGCCGCCTTTCAGCCTGCATGGAAATCCGGCACACTAACCGAGAACACGGCCTACGAGCTTTCCAAGATGCCAAAAGCCTATCAGTCCCTGCTTTTTGAGGAAAAGACCCGCACCAACGCAAATCTTAAGTATCTCTATACCGACGATGTAAAGAAATACGCAGAGCGTGCCGGTGCTATTGAGAAGATGGTCTGCAAGACCTTTGGTGGCGACTGCGGCAACTATGAAAACAAGATGCGCAAGGCTGCAGTGAGTGATCGCTATGGTTGGTTCCACTGTGATAACAAGTGTTGTCGCGACTGCCCGGAGCTTCTTAGATGTCAGCGTGCCTGTCCCCGGCTGAAAGAAACCATCAAGCAGCTGAAGGCGGACGCAAAAGAATCCGCCAAACAAGAAGCAGCTGCGCAAGCTGAAAGGGATCGTCCAGTTGTTGAGAAGATATCCGCCATTTGGCAACGGTTTGGACTCGCCAGAGAGATGGCTTATAAAGAAATCGACGATTGCAAAAAAGCTATGAATCTCTATCAGTTCCCGTTTGATACCCAGAAGACCATGCAGCTGGAATGCGGCGAAGCAAAGATTACTCCTGACACAAAACTTCCTTTTGGCTACAGTTGCTCTCTTTCTGAAATCTCCAGGATCATTGCACTAGCTGATTTGTTCAATTGCTCTATCGACTGGCTTCTCTGTCGGACGGATGTTAAGGAATTAACTCTGGAGGCGGTGTCCAATTCGGACACAGAACTTGAAAGGTCCGAGCATATCCCCTGCGCATGGTACACCACATCCGTCAAGCCACCAGTTGGTAAGAATTTAGTTTTGATAGATAGTGGTGGATATGTAGACACAGGTAAATACAAAGGCTGCGGGGAGTTCGATATGGACTATGGAGATCCAGTGACGCTCTGGACGTTTATGCCGGATGCAAAAGACGGCAGCACCAAGCCGGCAGTCTCCGGATGGCACACCGGCACTCCGGAAGCCTACGGTACTTATGTTGCGTATATTCTTCTTCCCGGCTGCGCAGCTCCGATGCTTCGGGAATTACTGTGGGATGGCGAGAATTGGTTCCTTTTCGGTGAAAAGATATCCGATGAAGTGGCCGTTCAGTGCTGGTCTGATCGGCCGGAGATTTGAAATGGCGTATCCAAAGAAATTCTATATTGTCCGCCTTCGGGCGGACGACCGGCTAATCACATGTGGCAGCAAGGAAGAGTGCGCAGCAGCCATGAAGATGAGTATCAGCACCTTCCTGACCACTGTGAGCCGGTGCCGCAGAGGCATAACCAAAAAGTATGAAATTGATGTGGAGCTGATGAATGATGAAGCATAAGTATATTCGCGAATGGACCATCACCTATGAGATTCACGACGGAGAAGGCGGACTGGACGAATTTATGATTGCCCTGTCTTCTTTCTGGAAGGTTCTATGGTGGTTTATCAGAAAAAGCCGCAAGTGCTGCCACATCTATATCTGGCAGTCTGGCCGAAAAATAGATAGGGAGGAATTATGAAAAATTACATCTGTATCAATGACCAGAAAATTGAGCTGTCCGATAAACAGGTGTCGCAGCTCAAAGAATGCTTTAATCTGCCCGGTGTACAACTGGCCGATGTGCCGGTAGGCGAGACATTCAAAATCGGCAACCATGAGTTTGTTGTGCTGGAACATTCCGGTGATACTGCCGCAGTAATCTTGAAGGACCTACTGCCAGATCAAGCCTTTGCCGAGAGCAATAACTACAACGGATCCCATGCGGATACAACCTGCAACAAGTTCGCGGAAGAGCTGGAAACAGCAGTCGGCAAAGACAACTTGTGCCTGCACACTGTAGACCTGACTTCCGATGATGGGCTGAAGGATTATGGCGAAATCAAGCGCCGGGCATCGCTGCTTACCGCTGACCGTTACCGGAAATATGTAGAGGTGCTTGACAAGCATAAGATTGATGCCTGGTGGTGGCTGGCGACACCGTACAGTACCAAGCGGCACGAGAACGATTCCTGGGTAAAATGCGTTGCGCCGTCCGGTCGCATCGGCGATGACAACTACCGCCACGATAACGGCGTCCGCCCGTTTTGCATCTTAAAATCTACTATCTTTGTATCTGACTAAAGGAGGAAAACAACATGAGCATTACCGTTAAAGAGGACGGTACTTTTACCGTCGCAGGTATCGAATTTATCAAGTTCCCTGCGGAGGGTGATGCAACTCCCGTAATGACCAAAGCATGTCAATTCAGCTCCCGGTTCGGTAGCAACAACGATCTCCGGCAGAGCGATGTTCTCAAGAAAATGGAAGATGATATTCTTCCTAAGGTCGTTGCCGAAATTGGCGAAGAGAATGTCTTAACCTTCAAGACAGACCTTGCCACCGAAGACGGTTTGAAACCCTACGGTGTGATGGAATCCAAGGTGAGCTTACCCACGCTGGACTTCTACCGCGCCAATGTCGAGATCTTCGACAAGTATAAAGTAAAGGAATGGTTTTGGTTGGCAACGCCCGAATCCGCAGAGCCTCACAGCAGTCCGAACTGGATCCTTTGCGTTGCGCCGTCCGGTGGCATCGGCATTGGCAACTACTACTACGATTACGGCGTCCGCCCGTTTTTCTACTTTAAATCTTCTATCTTTGAATCTTGCGGTGAGTAACGATGGGTGATAATGATCTGAAGGTCATAGTAAAAGCCAAGGAACTGGCTATTCACTCGTTCAAATTAACTTCCAACTGCAACCGGTACCCGAAAAAGTATCGCCATTCCCTCGTAGACAGGATCCAGATCAAGAGCCTGGACATCTACGAAACTCTGCTTGAAGCGAACAGGATCAACAATGTAAGCCACAAGCGGGAGCGCTGCGAAACCATCACCAAGGCCATCACGATCTGTGACGAAATGTTATTCTACATAGAACTATCAATGATGCTTCAGCTACTGACAGATAAGTCTGCTGAGTACTGGTCAAAGATGGTGCAGGATGTCAAGTATATGGCGATTGCCTGGAGGACCCGGGAGCGGCAGTAAATTTCATAGGCTGTGCGTTGTGTTTTTCCTTTGCGTTGCGCCGTCCGGTAACATCAACAATGACAACTACAACAACGATAACGGCGTCCGCCCGTTCTGGTGGAAAGCTCGACGGAGTAGGCATCAGCCGAAACCAATGCGCCACATCAAAAGAACGCACAACCTTTCCGAAAGGATAAACAGAAAGGGGCGGTGCTGCATGACCGACTTTGAAAAAGTGGTTGACTTCCACAATATGTACAGGGCATTCCGCAAGGCAAAATGCGGAAAAGGCTTCAAGAAAAGCTCGGCCCGCTTTAACCTGGCTGCGCTAGATGGTGTGAACGCGCTGATCACGCAGCTTCGGAATAAGACCTATACTGTATCCGGCTACAACGAGTTCAAGGTATATGAACCGAAAGAGCGGATTATACAGACTACCTCATTCAAGGATAAGGTCGTGCAGCACTGCCTGTGTGACAATGTAATAATGCCCAGGCTGCAGCGGGTGTTCATCCGGGATAACTGTGCCGGGCAGAGAGGGAAAGGCACATTGTTTGGCTTAGATCGACTGAGCGAGCAGATGCAGGAATTTCACAGCAAATATGGATTTGACGGATATATCCTCAAGTGTGATGTAACCAAGTACTTCTACAATATCGCGCATGAACGGCTGAAAGATATTGTCAGCTACTATTTTGGGTATGACCCGGATGTGTGCTGGCTTTGCAATCTGTACATCGACAGTACGGAGGGGAAAGGCCTGCCGTTAGGCAATCAGATCAATCAAGGGTTTGCACTTCTGTATCTGGACGGTATGGACAAGCTCATTAAGCATGAGCTGGGCATTGAGTATTATGGCCGATACATGGATGACTTCTATTTAATGCATCCAAGTAAGGAGTACCTGCAGTACTGCCTAGAGGTGATCAGGGCGTATCTGGAAACGCTGGATCTTACATTGAATGGAAAAACGCAGGTGTTTCCATTCAAGAATGGCGTTAGTTACCTTGGTTTTCATACTTACATTACTCAAGAAGGACGGGTGATCCGCAGACTGAAGAATCAGAATAAGCGCAACGCGCAAAGAAAGTTTCTTCGAATGGCCAGACTGGTTGCTGATGGCAAGTTACCGATGGAGAAGTTTCAAGCATCGTATAATGCCTGGAAGAATCACATATCCCATGGAAACTGTTATAAGCTGGGCAGGGGTATGGATAAGAAATTAACTGAAGTTTTTCAAAATCAAACAGGAGGAATTAATGGAAGTCAATAAAGAGGGTAATAGCGTAGGTATCTTATTGTTTTTGTTCCGGAGGTGGCGATATTGAAGATTCTCAGCACCATGCGTGCCGGACGTGTTGTTCGTCAGGCTCTTTATTCGCCAAGAGATCCGAACCCCAATGTTAGGCGGCGTGCTATCAGCATTTCAAAAGAGGAAAAACAGCGCGCTAATTTGAAGACCAGCTACGAGAAACTTTTGATGCTAATGTGCGCTAACTTTTCCCCCGGTGATTGGTGGGTTACACTGACCTATGACGATGATCATTTGCCAACCACCCGCGAGGAGGCGCATCCTTACTTTCGCAAGTTTATGCGGTGGTTCCGGAAATATCGCAAAGATAACAAAGAACCTTTGCTCTATGTCTACTGTACCCAGCTAACAACCAGAGGTGGTGGGCATCGGCTGCACCACCACATGGTAATGCGGTTTGAGGATGATGCCGATGAGGAGCGGATCCGCAGTCTCTGGTGCTGGGGCAAGATCGTACACGTCCGTAAGCTGCGCAGCTTTGAAGAGATTCTGGATAAGGCGCACTACATGTGCCGGGAGCCTAGAGAGTTGGGCGTCTATATTCCGGGAGAGCAGATGTGGACCGGAAGCCGTGGGCTTGTTCGTCCAAAGTTTGAATATACAACTATTGATTCCGATGCAGTTGATATCTCTGTTCCGGTAGGATGCACGGAGCTAAGCGAACCGGTGCAGCTGCCGGGATACGGCGGATATAAGACCATTATCTATTATGAAAATCAGTAAATATGAGGGAGCCACGCTCTCTTATAGACTGGAGGGAGGTACTAACTATTGAACGCAGTTAAACAAACTTTTTCACAAAAAAACAAACGGGTCTTGCATAATTCTCCCGTGTGTGATAAAATACTACCAGTAGAAAACGGTTGGTTAATCTGCCCGAGATGCAGACGAAATCGCCGGGTTATGAAGATCACCCCGAAGACATTCGGCTTGAATGTTGCAGCATTTTGCAAGGACTGCAAGTGGGAAGGGTTGATCGATATTCAAGAGGGCCAGTGCTTTGAGAGCCGGAGCCAATGACCTACGCTAAATGCGTGGTTGTTGGTTCCGGCTTTTTGTTTTGTCTGGAGGTGCTTCATGAACAAGCCGATGCGGATGTGTAAGGCGCCGGGGTGTATGAAGCTGACAAGCGAAGGCTACTGCCAAGATCATATGCCAAAGTCCGAGAGGAAAGAGTCTGCCGCCTGGCATTACCTGTACACCAATCCGCGCTATGGCTGGAAACATCGCAGAGATGCTCAGCTGGCCCGCGAGCCGTTCTGCTGCGAGTGTGCCAAGCGTGGTCAGCGTGTCAAGGCAACGGAAGCTGATCATGTCATTCCTCACCGGGGCGACATTCAGCTGTTTTGCAAGGGCAAACTGCAGAGTCTTTGCCACGGCTGCCACAGTCGTAAAACCATGGCAGAAAACGGCGGATTATTCTACGATCCAAAACACAAAAATCGCTGATGGCTTGGGCGCATGCGCAGGCGCTCACGCAAGGCGTACACGCCGGCGAATCCTTGCCGGCACCGGTAGGGAGGCCCCCCGGGGGCTGAAAAATGGGGTTTCAACCCCCAAGACCCCGAGCCCTCCTCTTTACGGGATTTTCTCCCCACCGCAGATTTTAGACCCCAAGGGCAAAGGAGCGATGCAAGATGTCAGGCGGACGGAAACCCATAGAGCTGAATCTAGCCGTTAGCGGAGGTAAGCACTGGACTAGGACAGAGATTGAGGCCCGCCGTGCCTCTGAGTTACACTTGCCCAAGCCAAAGGAATTAAAACCACCGAAGTGGCTGGGGAGTGAAGCAAAGAAGCTGTTCAAGGCATATGCCAAGCAGCTACTGGCCTTCCCGGAAGGCATCGTATCCGAACTGGATACCGGTACTCTGGGTCGGTACTGCGACTGTGAGCTGAGTTATGCAGAAGCCAGTACCCAAAAGAGTGCATGGTTGGATCAGTGCAGACGCATCCTCAAAGTGTCTGTGCAAACCGGAGAATGGGTGCAGACCATTAGCAAGGATGATGCCTACGCAAAGGCTGAAGAGCAGGTGGATTACTGGTCCGGGCAAATGGCTCGCTTTGAAAAGATCTGCCGCGGCTGCGCGGCCGATATGGGCTTGACGGTCACCAGCCGTTGCAAGCTGGTGGTACCGCAGGTAGAGCTTGCTCCGGAAACGGATCCTCTGGCAGATCTGCAGGCACAGTTTTTAGGATCCGGTCAGGCGGTGGGCGATGGCTGAATATTCTGCCAACCATGCTGCCTATGTTTGTGGCTTTCTGGAATCTCTGGTCTTTGGCTCCGGTGACTGGGAGGGTAAGCCATTCCGATTACAGCCTTGGCAAAAAGAACCGCTGCAGCAATTCTACGGGACATTGGAAACCGATGACGATACTGGCCACCGATACCGACAGTTCCAGTACCTGTACCTGGAGATCCCTAAGAAGAACGGTAAGACCGAGCTTTCCGCTGCTCTGGGCCTCTATCATTTGGTAGGTGACGGCGAAAAGAATGCGCAGATCTACATCTGCGCCGCAGATAAAGATAACGCAGCCATTTGCTTCAATGCCATGCTCAACATGATTGAGCATCTGCCCTGGCTGAAGCGGCGGCTGAATCCGGTGGACAGCCGCCGGGAGATCCACCTGAAGGATGGTTCCGGTTTCATCAAGGTGCTTTCTGCAGACGCCTACAGTAAGCACGGCTACAATGCAAGCTGCGTTATCTTCGATGAATTGCACGCCCAGCCTAACCGGAAACTGTGGGATATCATGACTTTTGGTGCCGGCTCCGCCCGTAAGCAGCCTGTATGGATTGTTCTGACCACTGCCGGCGATGACCCCGATCGCCACTCTATTGGTTGGGAAATTCATGACCAGTGCCGCCGGATCCTAGCGGCTCGTGCCGGTACCGGCCCTGCTGAGGAAGACGATCCCATTTGGTTGCCGGTTATGTACGGCCTTCCGGATGACCCGGAAGAGCTTGAGAAGATCGATATTTGGGACGAAGATGTTTGGAAGCAGTGCAACCCATCCATTGGTGTAACAGTCTCGTTGCGTACTATCCGCCAGGAAGCCGCAGCGGCAAAGAAGAACGAGGCAAAGGAACGGCTGTTCCGGTGGCTTCGTTTGAACCAATGGATCGCTACCAAGTCCGTTGGTTGGCTGCCACTGACCCTCTACGACAAAACCCAATGGCATGTGCCCAAGCTCGAAGAAATCTACAAGGGCAATCAGCTCCGCCGTGAGATGCGGCGCTCCCTTCGGGGAAAGAAGTGCTACGGCGGCCTTGATCTGGCTACCACCACCGACCTTGCCGCGTTTGTCCTGGAGTTCCCGCCTCAACCGGGGTTGCCGCACTGGGTGGTTCTTTTCTGGGCATGGAGACCGCTTGACGGCATCGTGGACGCGGAAAACCGGGATCATGTGCCGTACCGTGATTGGGAGCGGGCCGAGTACATTGCTCTCTGCGATGGCAGCATGAACGACTTTGACGCCATCGAAGAAACTATTTTGGAGTGCAAGAAGCAATACAACTTGGTGTGTCTTGGCGTTGACCCATACTTAAGCCGCATGATGAGTGGTCGGCTTGAGAAATCCAAGCTGACTGTAGTTGAGATTCGGCAGAATATGGCAGACATGAGCCCGGCTATGAAGGATCTGGAAGTAAAGATCCGCTCTGGTGAGATGCTCCATGAGCATAACACCTGCGCCCGCTGGAACTTCGGCAATGTCCGGTGCCGCACCGATGGTAATGAGAACATCAAGCCCATGAAAAATCTGTCCACAGGCAGAATTGATATTGCCGTTGCATGGATCATTGCTCACGCAACTGCGATGCTGGCACCAGCTAACTCTCTGTCGGAGCGAGTGAAGGCAGGGCAATGGCATATGTAAGGAGTTTTACATGAAAGATCATTCCAAAAGAACCTCTTCCCTTTCGGAGTGGTTCACTGTGTTATTATTTTTTGTCGGCGTGGCCCTGATTGCAGCGGGCCTGTGGCAGATCTGGCCGCCTCTGGCTTTGGTGTTCCTCGGAATCGCCTGCCTGTATGTTGCCGGATGTGTAAATATGGCTGCAAAATTCCCTGAAAGGACGGATAAGAAATGAAGCTATCTGAAGCACTCTTTTCCCCGGTGCGGGAGCATAGGTCCAGAAGTCCCACTCCCGGCCGAAGCAACACGGCAGTCGTAACCACTGGAATGACTACGTATGGCATCGGCGGCAGTGTTCCCAGTCAGGCCATGGCGCAAAAGCTTTCTGCTGTTTATGCTGCGGTTGAAATCCGTAGCGACGACATGAGCTGTTTGCCTAACTATGTGCTAGATAACAAAACCCGGAAACGGGTTGATCACCCAATCCTGCATCTGTTGAATGTGCGGCCTAATTCGTTGATGACCCCGCAAGTCAGACGTAAGCTTCTGGAACGGAGCATCCTGTACACCGGTAATGCTTATGACTGGATTATCCGGGATCCCATTACCCGGTGCCCTGCGGAGCTTATTCCCATTGTAGGTAGCCTTGTGCAGGTGGATTTACTTGCATCAGGGATTCTGCGGTATCGTGTAACCAACCCCTATACGCGGGAAGTATTTACCATCCCTCAGGAGGATATCTGTCACTACAAGGGCCCGTCCGAAGACGGCATCCACGGCCAAAGCGTACTTACCCATGCGGCAACATCCATTCAGTCCGGACTGGCCGCCCAGGAATATAACAAGGCTTTCTACGAGTCCGGTGGACAGCCTTCCGGTATCCTGACGGTGGAGGGTGATTTTTCCGGTTATGTCGCGGATGAAAATGGTCAGCCTACCGAAAAAACCCAGAAGGATGCCATCCGTGAGGAATGGGAAAAGGTTCACAGCGGTGCGGCCAATGCCCACAAAATTGCGGTTTTGGACTACGGTATGAAATACCAGGCGCTTTCCATTAGTCAAAAAGATGCAATGTTTATCGAACAGCAGTCTCAGACGGTGGAGGATATCGCCCGATACTTCATGATGCCCCTGTACAAGCTGCAGAGCGGCAAGCAGAGCTACAATTCCAATGAACAGAACGCCATTGAGTATATGGGACGCTTGCAGCCCCGTGTTTCCCAGATGGAAGAGGAGCAAACCTGGAAACTGCTTAGCCTGGATGATATCCATTCCGGTCTGGAAATTCGCTCCAATATGATGGCACTGCTCCGTTCCGATCAGAAGAGTCGGGCGGAGTACTACCGGATTATGCGTCAGGAAGGTGCGTACAACATCAACGACATCCGCGCTCTGGAAGATATGCCGGACGTAGAAGGCGGCGATGAACACGCAGTCAGCCTGAACTTTATCCCCCTGAGTCTGTGGCGCCAGTTGAGCTTGCTCCGGAACGGTGGGAGCTCCGCAAGCGTTAATGACAAGGCTATGGATTGGATCCTGGACAGACTTAGCTTTGATGCCAACAATCCCTAGAAGAGGTGACCTAAATGGTAACAATCAATCTGAGCGGTGAGCTGCTGTCCGATGAATGGGCAGAGTTGTACCGCTACTTCGGCTATGAAGCCGGCTTTTACTGTCCCGGCGATATTCGGGCAGTAATCGAGCAGCTGAAGCCCGGCGAGGAGCTGGTGTTGGAGATCAACAGCATCGGCGGCCATGTAGACGCAGCAGCTGAAATCTACTCGGTTCTTGCCAAGCTCAGTAACCCTACCCGGGTAGAGATCCAGAGCCTGGCGGCTTCTGCTGCCAGCTATTTCCCCCTGGCTTGCGACCGTGTGGAAATCGCTCTGCCGGCACAGATTATGATCCACTGTGCCAGCTG